ATACCCTTGCCGGGCAGAGGTTTTCACCTCTACCGCCACTTGCTTCCCATAGGCCGGCGCCAATCGCAGCGCCAAATTGCTGATTACCGCTTCCCATGCACTGTCAGGAACGAATGTCTCTTCATCAAGCCCCGTATATTCAGGGCTTCCAGGCAAAGGATACGCAAGGCGAATACCCTTGCCGTTCCATGTCGCCATCATGGCGTCCAAGCGCCGCAGCGCGCTATCCATCTGGTCCGGCGTAATGTCGAAGGTATAGGCAGCCAAGCCTATCTCTTCAAAAGCCGCTTGGATGAATTGGCGCTTGGTGTAGCTCACAGGCTGGCAGCCTTCACCGCCGCGTCAATCTCTCGCCGCAAGCGCCGCTCAGACCATCGGCCATCAACGTCAATCCCAAGGGCCTCAGCCTGCGCCACAAGATCGGCGCGCGTAGGCTTTGGAGCATCCTCTGGCGCCTCTTCCGGCTGCGCCACAAGGCCGCGCGCTGCATCATCAAGGGACCAATGCCACCCGGTGCGCAAAGCTTCTGCAAGCGCCTCTGGCCCGTCCACAGAAAGCGTCGCATAGGTATTGCCGGGCGGGCCATCATGCGGGCCAGGGCAGCGGTAAACCAACGCGGGGAATTCAGTGATCATGCCTTTTTCGGCGCCTTTCCAGGTTTCCCGGCTTTCATCGCAGCCGTGCGGGCGGTATTTAAAGAAATGGCCACGGCCTGCTTTTGCGGCTTGCCGGCCTTCATTTCTTTGCTGATGTTCTTGGAAATAGAAGCCTTGGAGTAACCCTTAGTCAAAGGCATGTTGCCCTCCATGGTGAAAGGGCGGGCCGCAAAGCCCGCCCCGTTGCGTCACCCGATGCGATAGGTGACGAAGGTATCCGCCGCCGTCTTGCGGGTGCGGAAGCGCGCCGCAGAGCCGGACGTTGCCGCCGTGGCGCCGGAACCAACAATTGTATGGCCCGAAGCGCCCGCCGTAGTAGTAAGCGCAAAGGCGGCAAGCGTGATCACTGACCAATCAAAGAAGTCGTTGATTGCGAAGCTGCTTGCCAATTCCATTGCCGCGCCGGTCGGAAGCTGAATGTTCCGGCCAGTCGTTGGCGTTGCAGTCACCAAACCGCCAAGCATACCGCCAGGCGTGTGAAGCATTGACCCGCCATCGGCAATATTCACCGGATCGGCCTGAACCCCAGAAATCAGCCGGCCAGTCTGCACTTGCGGCGCCGTGCCAAATTCATAAAAGGAAGTCACGCCACCGGACGCTTCAACAATAAGCGTAGCGGCTGGAGTGAATGGGCCAAACACCGTCTGACCATTCACCACAGTCCCGATAAGCGTGGTCGTTTCCGGGTAATTCGGAAAACCCGTTTTACGCCAAACTTGCGCTTGGCCCTGACACGCAACGGCAAGGCTTTCGCCGGCGGGGATAGTAATATCCGCGCTGGTGCCGAAGGGAAGAACGAAAAAGGATGCCATTTCGATAACTCCTTACGGCTGCGAAAACATCATGACGCCGCTCATTTGCGGCTGCTTATTCACCACGCCAAACACCGTATCCACACGGTACTTGACCTTGAGATTGTCAATGTCAAACTGCTTTGACATGACAAGCTCAATGCCTTGATCTGTGGAACCGCGCATGACGGCTGCGCCAGCATCGCTCGGCACCGCATAACGGCCCGGCAGAATTTCGATGCTATCCTTGTGCCAGAAGGGGTTCATGAAGTTTGCGGCAGTATTCAGGAACACGATGGCCGCATTGGAAGCGGTCGATGTGAACGCGACATTCTGATACTGCGCTTCAGCATCCGAACCGCCCTGGTTGCTGATGATCGGCGGGCTGATTTCCAGCGTAGTGCCAGACGGAACCGAGATCACGCGGAAGGTCTTAAGGGCTCCCGTGCCGCCCTTCGTGATGTGATGCAGCGCCTCACAGTTGGCAATGGTGAACGCATCACCCGGCGCGACGTTGGCTGTGGCGCTCACCGTGATCACTTGCCGGCGGTTATCCACATTGGACACTTCGCCCGTCACCGCAACGCTGGTGGCGCGCGGCACCCAATAGTTGCCGGCAGAAGCGCGGGTGTCCATCGTGATACCAGCGCCGCCAGCCGCAGCCGCTTTGCGGACCGCATAGTCCAGCTTGTAGGTCTCAAAGCTGGCCAGCGGGCCAACATAGGCGCGGCGCAAGGCCGGGTCAGAGATATTGTTCCCGAAAGTACGGGTCACGGCTGCCAGGTTGTTCGCCATGCCGTTATAGTCCCGGCTGGAGAGCGCCATATATCGGTCGCTATCCATCACGCCTTGCTCGTTCATGATGGTGTCCGCCTGCGCCAAATCATCAAAGCCGGAAGCGGCTGAAGCGCGCTTCACGAAAAGCGTGCCCTGGAAGGCTGCGACGTTCATCACCGCCAAGTTGATGTCAGAAGCCAAGCGTTGCTTGGCCGCATCGTAAAGCCGGCCCTCTTGCTGCGGATCACGCAATTCTTTCGCGGTCATCACCCACGGCACGCCATGGGTGCGATTGATCTGCGCTGGCACGGCAAGCTGGGTGTAATCGTCGAAATTCGCGCTCATATCGGTGCCCTGATAGGACACGGCGATGTAGGGCTGCGGGCGCCAAATGGTGTCGTTGGTACGCTCCATCATGGCTTGATCGGTGTTGTAGATGCTGACATTGCTCGAGAGCACCAAAGCATCTTGGAAGCCGGCCAGTAGCTGATCGAAAGCTACGCGCTCTTCCTTTGAAAAGCTGTTTGCCATAGGGTATGGACCTCATCTGAGATATGGGATTGCTGCCATGTCTCGCATGTAGGGCCATGCGGCGTCCGGTCTATCTCGCATGTGAAGCCATGCGGCGGCTGCGCCGATAAACGGCGACTTGTGGCCATTTACGCCCCAAGCCGCCGCCTTGTCAATTATTTTCTGCTTTGCATCGCCAATTGGCGCCTGTAAGCTGCAACTTTGGTCCGGTCGTTGGTGCGAAGCGCCTCCTCTTCCAGCCGTTCAAGTGTGGCGTTGGTCGCGCTACGGCTCGGCGCCGTGCTTTGAAGTGGCGTTTCAGGGGGGGGCGGCGCGGCGCGGGGGCGGGACGTGGTTTTCATTTGGGTTTCCAGTTTGGCCACGGCAAAGGCGAACTTCACCGGGTCTTTGATGGCAGCCAATTCCTTGGCCTTGGCGGGATGCTTCCCCAAGGCGTAAACCAGCAAGGCCGGGTTATCGGCGCCGGCAATCATTACGCCCTGTTGCGTCACGTCGAAAAGCTGCTGAATGCGTTCCTCTGCTTCCTCATAGTCCGGCACCTTCAGCTTCGCCTTGGCTTGCCCGTAATCGGCCAGCTTGGCGTGCCAAGCCTCCTCCTTGGCGCGGGCCTCGGCATTCGCCTTGGCAGCCTTTTCATCGGCCTGGCGCTTGCGTTCTACCCAATCATCATAGGCAAGCTCGAATTTGTCAGCATCATAGTCGTAATCTTCAAGCTTGGGCTTTGCCCCCAGCGGCGCTTCAGGGATCGGCGCTTCTTTCGCGCGAAGCTGTTCCTCTAGCTCGCGCTTTTGGCGCTCAAGCTCTTTGATCTTTTGGCGTTGTTCCCTTAGCGGGTTGCTGTCCGGCGTTGGCTCAGGCTCGGGGGGCGGCGCTTCATCGCCAAAGGTAACGACAACCTCACCCTCTTCCTCTTCCGGCGCGTCATCCGGCGGGGCCTCGCCCTCCGGCGGTTCGGTTTCCGGCAATTCTGTGGCGTCCACCGTTTCTGGCAGGGTTTCCGGTTCAATCGTTTCTGACATGCTATCGCCTCTTCTCGCCCATCATCGGCAGGGCGGGTGCCGTTATTTCTTGCGGCGCGCGGCCCGCATGTTATCCACAAGGTTCGGATACGGGCGCCCGGCTTCCTTGGCCATAGCCTTCGCCGCCGCCTTTTGCTTGGGCGCCAGCTTCTTGTCGCCCTTGGTCGGGTCCTTGGTATTCCAGACGGGCTTTTTCATTTGGCCTTGTTCCTGCTGCTGATGGCCTTGGCCTTAGCCTTGGCGTCCGCCTTGCTGGATGCGCCCCAGGCTTGCAGGCTTTTCAGCAACCGCGTCGGCTGGCCTTTGGCGTCACGCTCCGGCCCCGGCATGTTGCCCATGCGCGCCAGAAAGGAAGCGCGGCGCGGGTTATCTCCAGCCTTCACAGGTGCCTTCAGGTCAGAACCGGGATTAGCCTTCTCATAGGATCGGCGCCCGGCCTCATTCAGTCCACCGCCGGCGCTTTTTCCGGCCTTGCGAGTCCAAGCGGGCGATTTCATTGTTGCGCCCCAAACGCCGAGGCCGCCGCAAGCATGGCCTTGGCTTCTGCCGCGTCCGCATTGGTGCGGGCAATCTCCAGCCGTATAGCCTCAATCTCGGCCTTCGTTTCCATTATGAAAGCGTCAATCTGGCGCTCTTGCTCTTGGGCGGCGGGATTGATTTCAGACACCACCTTCATGGCATCCACCTTGATTTTCTCCACCTCGGCAAGCGTTTTCTGCGCTTGGGCTAACAGATACTCTTGCTCTGGCGTCGGTTGCTGCGCCTGGGCTTGCATGGCCTGCATTTCCTGCGCCTCTTCCTCTGTCGGTTTCAGCACCCCCATTCGGACAAGCTGCTTGCGGAAATATTCCCGCACATCGGCTATGCCTTCGCCTTCCATGTTCATCATGGCCATGGCCTGCAATACCTTGGCGGTTTCGGGATCGCTGGTAATCGCCAGCATCCCGGTAATCGCCCGGACCGTGGCAGCGCGCCGGCTGTCCGAAGTCGGGCTT